GTTAAGCTCCGATGTGGCGAACTCAGCAACTTGGTCAAGTCCGTCTGCATAGACTCTAAAGACTTGTATGCAAAATCTGTCAGCCCAGTCTGAGCTGCCGTAAGCTGGGTCTGCCCCGATAACGTAGTAGGCGGTATCAACGGGTTGTTGCCATACCCGTAACGTTGCCAGACGGTCTGAGGACGGTAGACACTCTGTGTCTTGAAAGAGTTGTCCGAAGGCGTATCTGTAACATTCGTAGTCGAGGGATTTTGCGTATTTGGCTGCATCTGTACACCTACTGTTAGAAAAGAAACTTGTTCCTGTCATCACAAAGGCATAGTCTTCTGTAGGTGGGAACTCCTGGTACATGAGAGTCTCGTCTTTGATACCCTCTGCCATCTTCCACCGCCACCATGCCATCTGACGGGAGTTTATCTCAACCCCGTACATTTTCTTAATTTCTTTCACCCATTCTTTCTCGTCAGGCTTGAGCTTGCCATCCCAGTAGACTTTGTACTCTTTAGAGTCTGGGTGAACAGAGTAATACTCGTTACGCCACCATCCGCAAAAGATTGCACGTTGTGTTCTCGCTCGTTTGGCAGTCTTGTACATATCGTGAAACATATTGAATCCCTGTGCGGTGGATTCAAAGATGTACAGACGCTGAGGATTCTTTTCTGCAAGAGATGCAATCAGGGAGGCTAGACCTTCGTCATTGCCCCAAGAAGCGGTCTCTGTTGCATGAAGGTAAGTAATAGCCTTACCTTGCCCCAAGCGACTCTTGTTTCCCGCAATTTGGTAGAAGATACGACTTCTGTTCTTGAGGACCATCTGGTTTCTGTTGTGGGCAACCAGTGGAATCTTGTATTCTTTTGGGAGACCATCAATATACATTCCCAGCGTACTTCGGAACATATCTCTGTTTTCTTCCGTATCTGAAACAAGAGTCCCCTGCCAACCTGGATGAGTGAATTGCCAATATAAATCGAGGGCAAGTGAAACAGTTGTAATTCCCAACTGCCTCCCTTTAAGGATAACAAAGAAGTGCACATCATCTTTTAACCCTCTATCTATTTCTTCCATGACGTAAGTCTGTGTCCCCAAGAGCTTGGTCATTTTTTTCAAGCCCTCTTCTTTTGTTTCCACTTTCAATTCGGAACAAAATTTATAAAATCTTTGTAAATCAAAATTCATAATAAGTACCCTTTGCTTTGCATAAAGTCTATTGGGTCTTTAGCGTGTTTAGTTAAATTGCAAGTTGGGCACAATAACTGTAAATTGTCTAGTTGATGTTTCCCGCCTTTTGACAAAGGAATGATGTGGTCGATATGGTATTTAACAAGTTGCTGTCTACAAGACGGGCAAGCATTTTGTTGTAAAGCTCTAAGTTTTCTAATTTCTGATAATGGTATGTGTGTTGGCAGTCCCGCTGCCCTTCGTTTGTGAGTTTTAAGATTCCAAAGTTCTTTGTTATTTTCGTAATATTGTTTTTGTTGGGCAAGAAGCCTGTCTCTGTTTTCACGATAATATTCCTTTGCCCTGTTAGATTTACGTTCTTTAATTTTGTCTTTTGTCTCTAAATACTCTTGAGCTTTTTTTTCTTTGTTTTTAGCATACCAATCTTTAGAACAACCCACACACATATTAGTGCTGACGTATCTAAGTCCGTCATGCCCTTTACCGCAAACCGCTCCAAAATATGTTCCAGATGTTTCTCTCATCCGGTTATTTTAGTTTCAATCTTTTGTTTCTGTCAAGCCTCCCAGGGCATCGTCTCACCGTACTTGTCTGCCATGAACTTGTGACCAGCATCAAAGAACTCTTTTGTCACACTACCAGGGTTTCCACCTAGTCTGAAGTTAAAGCTATGTTTCTTAGTTGTCTGGTACTTAGGGAACATTTGTTTAGCTACTCTGTAGAACTCACGGTCACTACCAAAGCCAGGCATACCGAGAATTGCAGAGATACCCTTTAACTTCTCTGTCCGCATACCCCACATACACCAGTCTACAAAGTTACATCCCTTGTTGTTCCAGTCTTCATGGAGGTCACCTAGTGCCTCACACCTGTCGTTGAACAGGAAGTTACCGTCCTTGTCATGTATCTTACGCAGTGCATACGCCCAGTCGTTACCCCGCTTAATAATGTCCATGAGTGACTCTACATGGTCAGGGTCATACCAGTCATCATCGTTACAGAAGAACACTACGTCTTCGTTAATCAGGTGAGGTACAGCTGCTAACCATCTGCGTCCATCTTTATCAGGATGAGCTATGCCTGTTGGGAATACACAGACGTGTTGATTCTTTTGTAGGAGGAGCTTGGGGAGCATACCGTTGTCGTACAGTAGGTAGTGCTGGACAGGGTAGGTTTGAGCTTGTATAGAGGCTATACACTTGTCTAGCTCAGGTCTACCTTTTGTTACTGTGACGACTGCTGCCGTTAGTTTTCTACTTATCATTTAATGCCTAAATAGTTACGAACCTGGTCAAGGATTTGAAGCTGCTGTGCGTTGTACATTTGCTTGCCTTCTTCAGGTGAGCCAAACTGATTAAAGGTGTAACCTCTAAATATCTCTGGCAAGCCAGTCATTTGATACCACTTTTCGTAGGGTCTATCTTCACCAAGGTTTTCTTGATGATATTTGTATCTGTCTTGCATAAACTCAGGAGACAATGAGTTTTGAAACTGTTGATAAAGAGCAGCTAACTTAGGGTCATTCTCAACTGCGTAGTGACTCACGTAGTCACCCAGGATGTTTAAAGGTGTACCTCCTTCTGGCGTAAACACTTGCAAACCAGTTTGATTTAAAGGTATCTGTGGAGGTCTTAAATAACCAGGCTCTCCTTCCTCACCTTGTTTCCAAACTTCTAACAAATTCTTAGACCCCTCTACAGGGGTGTATACAAAAGGTATTTCTTTGTCAGCAAGATATGGATATTGTTGTTGAGCTTTCTGAAACATCATTTGACCCATTACATCATTATCTTGTACGGGTGGTACTACGGATTCTGTTGCCATTATTTCATCTCCTCTATGTTCCAGTTTGATATTGCTTCTGCTGCTTTTCTATTTTTGGCACATCTGATAAGTTCGTTATAAACAACGTCAGAATATTTCTCTTTCCACTCTTTTGCCAAGTACCGTTTAGACCCAGGACTAATGCAGGATAAAGCCCTCTGCATTTCTTTCTTGAGCCTCAATCTTGAGTTGTACAGACGCATCTGCATATCCTCTGTTGTATCCATACGCTAACGCTTTCCCCATGTTGTTAACCAGTTCTACCCTGTGGTGCTCAGAGACAAGCAGAGCCTCTACCAACAAATGGCAGTGCTCTCTAAGCTCATCCTCGTTCATCCACAGTAACTCTATCATCTCACTCCTCGTATCCGTAATGCTTAAACAGATAAAAATACATCAACTTCTCCCACCTCATGCTTGGTCCATTTTTATTCCAGCAGTGACAAAGCTCATATTGATGCCAGTAATAACAACGCTCTGCCATTTTTATCCAGTAACTAGACCCAAACCTGTTTTTCATTTTGTTCACGCTACTCTCCACACTCGCAAGTTATCACCCTCAGACTTGCTAGAAAACTTAAACCCTAACCTTTTAGATGCCCTGTAGTTGGCATTGAGCACCTTTGCTCTCGCACTTACAGGTACAGTAAAACTATCCCCCACTTCCATGCTCTCGTACGGATATGCGTACACCACCCGTGGGCTAGGCAGAACACTACCCTTTTCTATCTCTAATATCTCCATATAATCACCTCTACCTATAATCTGATAATACCATAATCTAAAGGAGTGTCAATGTTAATCAGAACCTACAACGAGTACCACCTGGGCGACCAGCTCCATCACTTGAACTTCTTACGTAAGGTTTGTCAGGAGGATACGAGTATCGAATGTATCCACTACTGTAAACAGGAATACCACTCCCAGCTCCTACCCATCTGCGAGGACGCACCCATTACCCTACAAGACCTACCCCACAGAGGTGACTCTATCAACGTTTGGATAGGCGCAGACGGCTACTTCTACCGTAGTCCGTTAAATAAGAACTGGGTAGCCTTTCACCTAGACTGGTTTAGTTATCTGTCTAACAAGCTAGGTGTGATGAACCCTATGCAGACCCCAGACTCTTTCCTCTTTGACTACCCAGAGTTGAACAAAAAGAAGTACCCAAACTACGATGTCCTCATCGTCAACTCTGTCCCCATGTCTAACCAGCTCCCAGACTACAACCCTTGGTTCTTTGAGAGACTCACCAAGAAGTACCTAGATGAAGGCTCTACCGTCATCACCACCTACCCCACCAACCTATGTCAGAGCACACTAGAACTGGGTATGTCAGTGTCAGACATCGGTAGCCTAGCAAAGTCAGTCAACCGTATACAAGGCGTAGATACAGGTCCTATGTGGACTACCTATAACGTATGGGCACGTATACCCACCCGTATAGTCTACTCAGCAGCACACGCCATCAACCTACTCGATACGATAACCCTAGACCGCCTGACGGATATATAAATTTTTTTATGGGGGGGGATAAGTGGGGGGCACGCACATCACGCTACGCAGTCCCCATCACTTGCCACGCATACGTGTGATGACTACGCACGTCATGACTACGTGACCATTCCCTAATCGGAGAGAGAGCGTACTAAATATATATTCTTAAGAGAGAGAACGGAGGTATACACAAAGCTCTTTTACTATTGACCCTATAAGCCTGTTAGTCATATAGACATATAAGCTACACAACATAAGTATTGTTTCTATATGATATTTAATACATATTCTACAGTATATATACATATAAGCTAACTATACGTGATAATACTTTATTCTACTAGGGTTTATCACTACAAAATAATTGTTGACATCTATATATATATGTATATAATACATAGTAACAGAGCTTGATAATTCTGTTAATCCTAACTTAATCAACTTTTCCTAAAGGTGCAATCTATGAATAATCCATATAAACTCAAATTAAAAGAATTAAACCTATCCTATAAGACTATTTTAGGCACAGCCAGTACTAAAACAGTAAAAGGAGAATCTATCGGTTTTCTTACTGGTATCGTTTACCTGGTTCCTGATAATAAATTGTGCAGCATGGCTAAAACAGCTGGGTGCATGGCAGCGTGTTTAAAAGATGCGGGACGAGGAGCGTTCAACAGCGTACAAGCTGCTAGAAAATCTAAGACGGATTATTTCTACAATCATCAAAAAGCTTTCCTGTTATCAGTAGCAGCCGATATTTGGTCTCTAGCGAATAGCGCTAAAAACAAGGGTTTAAAACCTTTAGTACGTCTTAATGGTACTAGCGATATCCTCTACGAAAATTTAGAGGTTATAGACGGTAAAAATATATTTCAATTATTTCCTGACGTGCAATTTTATGATTACACGAAACACCCAGCGAGAAAATTAGAGGGTAAGACAGCGGGAAATTATGATTTAACTTACTCTTACTCTGGAATCACTCCACACAATGTAACAATTAAAGGGATATTAAATCCTGGTAATGCTAGAGTCGCTGTAGTATTTGACAAGATAGAGAATATTCCCTCTACCTTTAGAGGCTGGACTGTTATAGACGGAGATAACACAGACGTGAGACATATAGAGCCTAAAACAGTAGTAGTGGCGCTCTACGCAAAGGGTAAGGCTGTAAAGGATTTGAGCGGGTTTACACAGATTAAGGGTAGAGACTATTAATATCATTAATTAATAGCGTATAAGGGCTTTTAATAGGCTCTTATGCGATATCTAATTGATATCTTTTATTAATCTTTCCTAAAGGTGAAAATTATGCCATTTATAGCAAAATATAGAGGTCGCTGCAGTCGTACGGGTTCGACAATACTACCAGGAGACGTTATAGACTACCGTAAGGGTACTCGTAAACTGGTATTGATAGAGTCTAAAGGTGCAGCAGCTGTGGATACGATAGCGCTGGGGAATCAATATACGGGAACATATAAAGTGTTCACTCGTAATGCTAGAGGTCGATGCATAGACGCTCCCTGCTGTGGCTGCTGTACTATTTAATTAAGGGGAAAAATAATGCTTATTACAAACGCACGCACAGCCACACACGCACACGTCACGCACAGCCCTGGACCTTGGCACGCACAGGGTCGCTATATTGTTCCGTTTGGAGACGGTCCTAGTATCGGGAGCGCCACAATTTTAAAAGCCCCCAACTTAAAAAAGCAGCCCGATTATGATGCCCAAGGGTTTATCAATGCCCGATTAATGGCTGCAGCCCCTTGCATGCATGATGCGCTGGTAGCAACCCTTAAACTGCTGCAAGACCCCGAAGGGGACGAGTTCCAGGCTAACCAGCTTGAAGACCGTATTAGTGACCTCTTAGCGTCCCTGGAGCGCCCCTTATGATTAAATTATCAGAGATGGAATTAGAGCTGCTTTCCCTGGTCCTGGGGGACTATATCGACAATGTAGACCCCAGCTTAGACGGTAAACTGTTACAGATATTTAAGAAAATTAAACAATTAAACAAGGAGAATGAGAATGTATAAGCCAGATTTTGGAATTGAAAAGCCCCAAAGGTCTCAGGTGACCCTAGATACCCAAGACTTGATACTGTACCTCTTGGGTGCATTTCTCGCAGGCATGGGCGTAGTGGTGCTGTATCTTGGACTATAAGCCCCGTACGGTATGGCAGCCTCTGGTTGCTGTACCAGTCCCTAGAAAGGGTAGAAAGCCCCGTAAGCTGTCCCGTTGTGAGGTCTTAGGGGTTTGTAAAGGTGTCCCTGCGCAGTGCCCCAAATGCCCCAATAAGAAAATAATAAAGGTTAAAAATGTCTTATGAATTGATTTTTGGTTTTTTTGCAGGATTTACGTTTTATTGGATATTTTTTGACAGTCAATAAAATTGTGATATAGTTCGGGCATTGCAGTAGTGCGCAATTGTTTAAGCCTTTTAAGAAACCTTCCTGCCCCATTATTTGGGGAGCACTACCAGGGGGGTTACTTAAGAGGCTTTTTTAATTTCCTAACTGTAATCGTACCCCATACGAAAATAAGCACTCTGTTCTGGTGGCGTGGGAGAGAAGGAATCACCTTGACCCAAGGGGGACGGGTGCACGAGGGTGCTACCCCAAGTGATAAACAGACACGTATCTTGATGGTGGTTGCAGAGTCCTTTAACTCTGGTCTGATAAATAAAGCAGTAGCACGTATTAAGGGTAGAACCCCAATACGGACAGTCGCAGGACTGCTGGTATAGATGCTATGTTCTATATGTACATCATCATCGATACCGTAGCCCTTGTATGTGTAATCGAAAAGTAAGGGGGTAACATGATAGAACTATTGGAACAACGTAGAAAAGAATTAAAAGCCATGTATAAACGTCAGCCAGATATAGATACGCTTGCACGTCTGCGTGAGAATCTAATCATGGCTAGACGGTATAAGAGGCTTATAGAGGCAGAGGTAGATGCTGCAGGGTTTAGGGAGGAACTGGGTAACTTAGTGACCCTTATGAGTGGACTGGAGGCAGTATGACTAAAGAAGTAATGAAACTAGCTATTGAAGCGTTGAACACACCAAGGCCATCTGACAGTTACCCACCACTATGGCGCACCTATGAAAATACTATTAACACTGCCATCAAAGCATTAGAAGAAGCATTAAAGCAAGAGCAGGTTGAGCCTGTGGCTGAAGTGGTTGAGGATAATTTTAGTCGGCAGATAGTAGGCGTTGGTGCGTGGCGTTCTTTACCTAACTGGACAAAGCTCTACACCAAACCACAAACTAAAGAATGGGTAAGTTTAACTAATGAGCAAATTGTTGATTTGGTAATAAAAAACGCAGGTTTTCCAACTAAATTAGCAAAAGCAATAGAAGCCAAGCTAAAAGAAAAGAATTCTTAATCTTTACACAAACTTTACACAAGGAGATAATAATTATATTTAAGACTAATCATCTAATGCTATAATCCTCTCATCATCATATATGTGATGATATTTCCTAACTTAACTTAAAGGATGTTTCACATGAAACTCTGTATCGACTGTGAATGTTATCAACCAAATCCACATAGCCATGCAAGATATGGCAAATGTACCCGTAATGACTGTATAAGCCCCGTAGACGGCTCTGTTGTGTCCATAGATGACTTACCCTACTGCAGCGTAGAAAGAAAGAACTACGAGGCTTTAGACACCTGCGGGATAGAGGCTAAATACTTTGTAGCAAAGGAGACTGATAATGTCTGATTTCACACCACAAACACGTAATTCCGCTATCTGGTCTGGTGACTCTAGGCGAGTTGCTATGGGTAAGGCTAACGAGGTTATTTTGACCAAGCAGGGCAAGATGGAAATCCCAGACCTATCAGGCATAGAGGCAGTCCAGATGGGTCACGTCATGGAACCCGTAATCGGTAGGCTTGCACAGGCAAAACTGGGTGTAGAGCTTAACAAGATAGAGGAAAGCCTGACTCACAAAAAGGAATCATGGTTTAAATCACATTTTGACTTTGCAGGGACTAAAGATGGACAAACAATTCTGGTCGAGTGTAAAAACTATAACGCTGGTGTGCGTAATAAGTTTGACGATATTTCTAATACCATTCCTGACGCTGATTTTGCTCAGTTAGTCCACGAAACCGCAGTATTCGGAAATACCCGTATCTACTTAGCCGTCCTGTTCGGTGGTCAAGAGTTCGTCATGTTCCCATTTGACATCTCTGACCAACAGAAAGAGGAGCTAATCAAGAAAATGGCTCAAATCTGGGGTCATGTACAAGCTGGAACTACCCTCCCGCCTGAAGACTTAGAGCAAGTGAAGCTACTCTACCCTAAAGACAACCCAGAAAGCGTCAGGATGGCTTCTAGGAGCGTTGAGGAGGCTTGCCAAGCCCTACGTAGCATCAAAGAGGAAATTAAGCTCTTAGAGGGTCGTGAGGAGCAATTACAGACCCTGATAGCTGGGTTTATGGAGACTGCATCTAGTTTGCAGACCATAGACGGAAAAGTGTTGGCAACTTGGAAGGCTGCAAAAGCAAGCAATAAGTTTGATGCCAAGCTATTTGAGCAATCTATGCCTGATGTCTACAAGTCGTTTATCAGGGAAGTACCAGGTTCTAGGAGGTTTTTACTGAAATGAAAGCATATCCAATCATGTACAAACACCCTACCACAGGGTTAATTGTGGAACACGAAGGCATGGAGCTTAGAGACTGGTTTGCGGGTCAAGTGCTACCTGAGTTGATAGGAGGAGCGGGAATGGAAGACATTACAAAAGCTGCTTATAAATGGGCAGATGCAATGATGAAACAAAGAGAGGTTAAAAATGTCTAATATCGTACCTTTAGCAGATATTCAACAGATGGCTGAAGTGGCATCTAAATCGAGAATGTTTGGATTCAAAAATCCAGAGGAAGCAATGGCGATTATGTTGCTGTGTCAAGCGGAAAACTTGCATCCTGCCATAGCAATGAGGGATTTTCATATCATCCAAGGTCGTCCAGCATTGAAGGCAGATGCAATGCTTGCACGTTTTCAACAGGCAGGAGGTTCAGTTCAATGGAAGGATTACACAGATGAGAAAGTCACAGGCGTATTCTCTCACCCGTCAGGCGGGAGCCTTGAAGTCAGCTGGTCGTTGGCACAGGCTAAGAGCATTGGGATTGCAAACAAGGATAACTGGAGGAACTATCCTCGGGCGATGCTCCGTGCAAGGTGCGTATCGGAGGGAATTAGGTCGGTTTACCCAGGGTGTGTCG